GCTGGCTGATGCGGATGTTCACGCCACCGGTGGCTGCTGCCACACTCGATTCACAAGGGGGCGGCCGGTATGGCGGAGGCCCTTTTATGGATAGCGGCGCGTGGGCCACAGGCCCGGCCCAGCCGGTCAGCCACCCTGAAACGGGCAGCGGCTTCACAGTGCCGGGGGCCAGGGATGCGAACGGCCGGCCGGTGGTGTTCAGCCAGGCCGCTGCCAACTCCTTCGCCGCGATGATGCGCGACTCCGGCGGCCAGGTGCGGGCGGCAGACATCGCCAGCGCCAAACGCACCGAGGCCAAGAACCGTGCGGTGGGTGGTGTTGGTGGTTCGCAGCACCTGGATGGCAACGCCATGGACATCCATGGCAGCTCGATCAACTGGATCAGGAAGAACGGAGCCCGCTACGGCTGGTATGTCAACGACTACAGCGGCTCCCACGGCGGGCATGTGGAGTTCCGCGGCAGCGGGGCCATGGCCTCCGCCTCGCCGACCACCCGCCGAGGGGGCGGCCTGACCGGCATCGCTACGTACTACACCGGCAGCGGCGGCTCGGATGGTGTGGCCGGCGGCCCCACGGCGAACGGTGAGATCTACGACCCCAACAAGATGACCGCCGCCGTGCAGTGGTCGCTGCGCGGCAGGTTCTTGAACAAGTGGGTCACGGTGGAAGACCTCGACACCGGCCGCTCGGTGCGGGTGTGGGTCAACGACGTGGGCCAGATGGGCGGCAGCGAGCGCTCGATCAGCCGCTCGGATCCACGGGTGATTGATCTCTCTCCAGCTGCCTTCCGGCGGCTGTTCGGCAGCACCCAACGCGGCATGGGCCGCATCCGCATCAAAGGAGTGAACTGATGCCCGCGTTCAACCTGGCCCCAATCGAAGACGACGCGGCGTTTGAGCCCGTCGTGCCCACTGCACCGGCCGCAGCTGGTGGTGGTGGCAGCGCACCTGCCAAGCCGGCTTCCGGTGCCCGCCCCAAGCCCACACGGGCGGACATGGAGAAGCGACTGGAGAACAACCTGGGCCCGCTGAAGCCGCTGGGGCAGTTCATCAACGTGCTCGCCTCGCCGGACACCAAGGCCGGGATCGTCGTTGGCCCCATCAATGCCATCAGCAAGCTGGGCAACGCCATCGGCGATTGGGTGCAGCGCAAGCCAATCGACTCGAAGGATGCCTGGACCATCCCCGATGCAACGGCGCGGCAGCTCAACCCGTTCCGCCTGTTCCGCGGCCAGGAAGTCACCCCGGCGGACCAGTCGGCCCCACAGCTGGGCGGCGCGATCGGTGCCGAGATCCTGGGCGCTGTCACCGGCACGTCGCTGATCCGGCGTGTTGGGCAGCTGGCCCAGGTGAAGCGGGCCGCCGATGCCGCCAGGGCCACCCAGGCGGTGCGCTCGCTGGCCGTGGCCCAACGCGCCAACCCTGCGCTGCGTGCTGGCCTCAACGCCACCACCAAGATCGGCGAGGTCATGGTGAGCACCACCCTGGCAGCGCCGTTCATTGATGCGGACGGCGGCAACCTGGCCAACCTTGCTGACAACCTCACCTTTGACCCTGCCGATAGGAAGGGTGTCCCATTCATCCGTGGTGTCCGCCCAGGCGAGACAGGGTTCCGCCTGCCAGGCCGGGCCGAGGAGACCGACAACTACCTGCAGAAGTTCGGCAAGAGCCTGGTGGTGGAGGGCCTGGCGGCGCCTCTGACGGTGATCGGTGCGGCCAGCACTGTGCCGGCCCTGCGCAAGGCGATGTTCAACGGCGGCGTGTCGTTCCTCGATGACCTTGCCGATGCCGAGCTGGCGCCCTACATGTATCGGGGCACCGATGCCCCCCAGCTGCCGCCGGGAAGCGACATCCCCCAGCTGCCGAGTGCGCAGATGCAGGCCGCTGCTGGCGGGGGCCCGATCACGCCGGCACGGATCGACGTGGAGCCCCCAGGCCGGCCACTGCCCGCCGCCGGTGCGCCCGATGCCCCGGCCTTGCCCGCATACCAGCCGGGTGGCGCCCTGGTGCCCACCACCCCTTACGGCAGCGCGATCGAGCGCAACATCGACGAGGCCACGCAGATCCGGCAGGTGGAGGCCCAGCGCCAGCGCCTGCAGAGCATGGGCCTGATCGAGCAGGGCGAAGCCGGCCAGCTGGAGCTGCGGGTGGCCACCGGCAACCCTGAAGCCAAGGCCCAGCTTGAGCAGCTCGCAACCCAGCGCGGTGAGCTGCTGGCCCAGGTGCCGAACGTGGACGAGGCCACCGCCCAGCAGCTGCTGGATCAGATCGACCAGATCGACCAGCAGGTGGCCGACCTCAACCTCTCAGGCACCACCGAGCAGTTCCTGGCCCCCCGCGGCAGCCGGCAGGGAGAGCTCGACCTCGACACCAGACCAGAGCTCGACACCTTCCTGGCTCAGCTGGACGAGCTCGACGACAACCAGCTCAGGGAGATCCATGCGCGGGTGTGGCGCCAGGCCGGCGAGGCTCGCAATGCCGAGGAGCTCGCCGCCACCCAGCAGCAGATCGAGGGGCTCAACCAGCGGCTTGCCGATGTGGAGGCCCGCCAGCAATCCGGTGAGCTCACGCCCCGGGGCGCCAAGGGGCTGATCACCCGTGCGCAGCGCGAGCTGGCTGCAGCAGAGCAGCAGCTGCAGGCCATCCAGCAGCGCATGGCTGTGCCCGAGACCCTGGTGGGCGATCAGCTGGAGATGGCCCTTCCGCAGCAGCTGGGGCTGAACCTGGCTGCAGACATCCAGCTGCCGCCGCTGCGGGAGATCACCCGCGGGGCCAGCGAGTACGGCTACCGCACGCCCGATGAGTACCGCGCCGCGCTGGAGGGCTGGAACCGCGACCTGCTGCGCCGGCTGGCGATGCCCGAGTCATCGCCTGAGGTGGCTGCCCTGGTGAAGGCCAGGACCGGCCGGCGGGTGTGGAACGCCAAGAAGAGCGACATCATCGACGCCCTGGTGGAGCTCAGCCAGCGGAGGGGCCGATACCTCCCCCCCCAGGCTGAGCAGCTGCCGATGCCGCTGACCACCAACGCAGCCGGCGCCGCCGATGCCCCGCTGCTCGACGTGCCGGCCGATCTCTCCACGGGATCGCCGATGGCCCAGCTGCTGGATGCCGACGGCAACCCCGTGGCGGCGCCAGTAGTGGACTTCCAGCCCAGGGGCATGGATGCCGCAACACGGGAACGGATGAAGGCTGAGATCCTGCGCCGCGCCATTGACACCGATCCCCAACCGGCCCCAGGAGCCGGCCTTCTTCCAGCAGGCCAACTTCATCGACGACCTGTTCAGCGACGAGACCGGCCAGCTGGCCATGGCCTTCAACGCTGATGCGCTGCCCCCGTACAAGGCCGGCGGGAAGAACGCCGATGCGCTGATCGACGAGATGCGCCTGCGCTTCGAGTACAACGTGCTCGATGCCAAGGCGATGCAGGCGCAGAAGGATGCGCTGATGGCCGCCCACGGCTGGGACCAGCTGAGCTGGGAGGAGAAGAAGCGGTTTGGCCTGATGGGCCGCGGCATGTTCCGCATGAGCGCCGCGGAGCTGCCCAGCCCCGTCGATGTGGTGCGGCCTCCAACACCGGGCTTCGAGCCAGAGCTGCCGGTCACTGGTGCGCGGGCACCGCAGCCCTACCGGGGCGAGGGATCAGCCCAGGCCGATGCTGCAACGCCATTCACTCCAGAGCTGCAGCCCAAGCCCGAGCGCAAGCCGGCGGTCTACGACACCAAGAGCGTCTACGTGAGCATCAACGGCGAGGCCGTGGTGGTGCCCAAGGAGGTGGTGCCGGCCACCCCGGCGCCCAAGGGCAAGGGGAAAGGCAAGGGCAAGTCCAAGCCCAGCACGGCCGAGGCCCAGGCCGCCCAGCAGGCCCTGGCCGACATCCCCAAGGCGCGAGCTGAGCTCGCCAAGCAGCTGGAGGAGCTGCGCAAACAACACTTCGGAGGCTCCTGCTGATGGCTGACTGCAACAACCTCGCCCAACAGATCGACGAGATCGAGGCGAAGCTCAAGCAACTGGATGAGATGGAGGCTGCGGCCCGGGCCATCCTTGAGGTGGATGGGCTGCCGGCGGCCGGCAAGAGCGTCGCCAGGCTGCGCACCTACACCGGCGACGAGGTGGGGGTCTCCAACGAGGCCTGGATCAAGCAGGGCGAAGCCGACCTGATCGCCAAGGGCACCAAGGCGGTGCAGGACCTGGTGGAAATGGGGTTCCGCAACAACGAGGGCCCCCGCGGGGCCAGCGGCCGGATGGTCAACTACCGGCAGTACGGGATCGACTACAGCGAGCTGCCCCCCGAGGAGGGGAACATCACAGCCCTGCTGGAGGTGATGGGCCTCAAGCGGGCCAACACCCCCAAAGGCGTTGAGCTGAAGCGGCCCTTCAGCGAATCGGTGGCGATGCAGGGCCTGCTGCGCATGGCCCGTGAGAAGGGTGGCGATGTCCGCGAGCTGGCCACGGTGCTCGGCCGGCGCTTCAAGGGCATCGACTCCCTGCCGGGTGCCGTGGTGCAGGCCGCCAAAGCGCGGTGGGATTCCGTCAGCCAGTACGCCGACAAGCTCGAGGAGGTGGCCGGCGCCATGGAGGCAGGGGCGCTCACCGATGAGCTGCGGCTGCAGCTGGGGCACGCCGCCCAGTGGGCCCACTTCTTCGAGAACCTCGACGCGGCGGTGCGGCGCCGGATCGGCCAATCTCTCCGGGGCCTGCAGTTCAACCTCAACGGCGGCGACTTTGAGCTGATCTCCCCTGATGCCGACTGGGCCCGGCTGACGATGGCCGACATCAAGGGCGAGACCCTGCTGGGCCAGACCCTTGAGCACGTGGAGAAGGGGGACTTCCTCAAGCTGCGGCAGCTGGCGGCCGTCGTTCGCACGAACAACCTCACCCGGACGAGCATGAATCAGGGGCGGCTGATGTCGCAGATCGCCCTGCTCAACAACTTCCGGCGCAACAACATGCTGCTGTCGCCCGGCACCTGGCTGGCCCGCAACCCAGTAAGCGGTGCGCTGGTCGCCTTCCACCACGGCGTTGAGGACGTGATCGAGGGCGGCCTGCGCGTCGGCGCCATGGATGGCCTGCGGGCCGCGGCGTTCGCCAACCGGGCCACCCTCGATGCGTGGCAGATGGCGTGGAAGAACGCCACCACCTACCTGGGCACCGGCAAGGCGCGGATGGGCCTGGACAACGCAATGGAGGTGGCGCCCGATCTGATCCAGAACGAGAAACAGCAGATCGTCGATGCCCTCACCACCGGCCTTGATCTGCTGCGCGACCCTTCCTACTGGCGCAACACGGTTGGCGCCGGGCCGGCTGTGACCCTGATGAACGTGCTCAACGCCGCCAACAGCCTGGTGCTGGGGAAGCTGGGCGAGAAGTTCCTGGGGTGGGACGGCGGCTACCTCCCATCCTTCCGCCTGCTGGGGGCCGGCGATGAGGCGATCCGCACCATGGCCTATGCCTGGAAGGTGAACCATGAGGCCTACCTGCGCTCCTTCGATGAGCTGGGCGGGGCCAAGGCCAGCTCCGACGCGGTGGCCAGCCGGGCTGAGCAGATGGCCGAGAAGTCGCTGTTCAGCGGCTACATGAGCCAGGAAGACCTGGTGAAGTTCCGGCGCGAGCGGGGCATCCCCCTGGGCGACGAGCTGCCCGACGACGTGCTGCGGCTGCAGGCCTTCAACGAGCTCAAGGGCGTGCCGCGGGCCGACACCGAGCTGGGGGCGATCGGTCTAGGCCGGGCGGCCAACGTGACCTTCACCAACACGATCAAGGACCCGATCATCCAGGGCCTGGGGCTGACCCGGCAGAACGCGCTGGTGGCGTGGCAGCTGCCGTTCTTCAAGACCCCGCTCAACTCCCTGCTGTGGAGCATCGACCGCACGATCGTGCCCTCTGTGGTCAAGGCGCTGGGGGCCCAGATGGAGAACGCCCCGCCTGAGGTGCTGGCCCAGGCCCGGGCGCAGGCCATCGTCTCGCTGGGCTTCTTCACCACAGCAAGCGCCCTGATCGCCAGCGGCGGCTTTGTGGGCGGCGGCCCCTCCGACCCCGAGGAGTACGCCCGCTGGCGCCGGCTGAACACCCCCTACAGCTTCCAGCTGAATGGGAAGGTCATCCCGGCGGCACGGTTCCGCTTTGGCGGCATCGACCCCATCGACATCATGGGCCTCTATGCAGACCTGCAGCAGCTGTTCTGGGAGGAGGGCATCAGCGAGGGTGATTTTCAGCAGGCCACGACTGGTCTGGCGCTGGCGCTGGCCCGGATGTTCAACAACAAGGCCAGCCTGCTCAACACCACCACAATCCTGAACGCCATGACCCAGCCGGATCGAGCGGACGGGGCCGACATCTTGGCGACCCAGATGGGCGGCATCCTGCCGCTGTCTGGCCTGCTGTCGATGGTGGCCCGGGCCGGCCGCGGCCCGCTGGAGGCCAGCGACAGGCGCCGGTTCCTCACGGCCGACGAGAAGAAGGCCCTCGAGATGGACCCCATCTACGCCGACCATGTGGCGCCGGTGGTCGAGTTCTTCCAGAAGGTGGGCGAGAAGTGGGCCCGGTCGGTGCCTGGCCTCAACCAGGTGCTCAAGGCGCCCGAGCGCCTCGACTGGCTGGGCAGCGAGATCAAGCGCCCCTTCGGCATCCCGGCCGAGGCGGTGATCCCCTTCATGCCGGTGATCCAGCCCCAGGACAGCCTCTACCAGTGGCTGCTCGATGCAGGAGTGACGACCAAGCCTCGGCCCAATGGCCAGGTGGCGCTGCCCAGCCCCGGCGGCGAGGGCGACGTGGGGCTCACCATGACCAACGAGGAGGAGAAGTTCTACCGGGTGCAGATGCGCAGCATCAAGGCGGAGATCCCCGCGGCGCAGATGCTGGGCCGTGAGCCCTACATCCCGATCGACTCCTTCATCCAGGGCCGCGACATGCGCAGTGCCCTGCGGGCGCTCAAGAACAACCCCGGCTATCAGAAGCTGCTGGCCAACGACCCGATGGGGCCTGACCAACGGGTGAACAAGGCCAAGTTCTCCGTGCGCAAGGAGAGCGAGCTCTACCGGCCCATCCAGGACATCATCGACTACTACGACCGTGCAGCGCTGATTCAGCTGCTGACCAACGAAGACCCCGTGGCCCAGGGCTTTGCCCAGCGCTACGGCGCGATGGTGAAGTACCGCTCAAACCAGCTGCGCACGCGGATGGAAGGGCTGTCCGGCCTGGGAGTTGGTCGCCAGTAGCGGGCCCCATAACATGAGGGCTGCACTGGTGCAGAGTTCCTCGTGCCCTTCTCCTACGCGCAATATGCGGGCAATGGGTCCACGACGACCTTCTCGGTCCCGTTCCCCTATCTGCTGAAGGCGCACGTCAAGGTCTACCTCGGGTTCAACATCCTTGATGGCACCTTCAGCAGTGAACTGGCGGATGGCGTCGGCTTCAACTGGACAAGCGGCACACAGATCCAGGCCGTCACTGCGCCAGCAAGCGGGCAAACGCTAACTGTCATCCGCCAGACGCCCAATGCCACGCGCCTGGTGGACTGGCAGGACGGCAGCAACCTGATCTCGAGCGACCTCGACACTGCCGACATCCAGAACCTGTACGTGGTTCAGGAGCAGCAGGACCGGAACGATGCTGTGGCAGCGCAGCAGGCGGCTGCGACCCAGGCCTCCAATAGCGCGCTGGCGGCATCCACCGCTGCGACCGCAACAGCCAACAGCGCTTCTGCAACTGCCAACGGCCTGGCGGCCTCGATTGCAACGGCGAATACAAACGCCAGCAATGCGGTTACGACAGCCAATAGCGCTTCTGCAACTGCCAACGGCCTGGCGGCC